TACTACTAACAACGCTGAGACCATCATAGAAGGAGCTAGTTACTACAAAGCTTCTGAGACTGGGGATACAGCTAATCAGATGTACGTATTTGTACGTAACACGTCTGGAGTAGCAGGTAAAGTAATATTTGTAAAGTTTGTATCTGGGGCTAATGCTATTCAATCTATCACTCTTAACGCAGGAGAGTTCGCTATGTTCCCATGGCACTGCTCGGGAGATACTGACGACATTGAGATGTTCTCAAACGATGCTCAAGGCGTTAAAGTTGAATACATCATATCACCAATGCAATGAGCAAGAAACTGCGCGATACAAAGGTTGGACAGTGGCTCAAAGAAAAGGCGCCATCTGTCCTCGATGTGGTCGGAGATGTACTTCCAGACCGCGGCGTATTAGGCGTAGTTAAGAATCTTGTAGATAAAGACCCAACCCTAGACAGCGAGTCATTTAAAGCTGTCATGGATGCAGAAATAAAAGCACAGGAAAATGTTACTAGGAGATGGGAGGCAGATGCGAAATCAGATGTTAAGATTGCTAAGCTCATACGCCCTGTTATGCTTGTGCTACTATGTGTGTTCTTCATGGCTATGATGATTTGGGAAGGAATAGACCCAAACTTTAAGCCTCCATCTAGCTACATAAGTTTACTTGAGATACTAATGCTAACTGTATTCGGAGCATACTTTGCTGGGCGTACAGTTGAAAAAGTGAGAAAATGAGCGAAGAAGAATTTGAAGATATAGGATTCCTAAATAAGGACAAGCTCAAGAAGAGCGAGGATAAACTCAAGACAGGGGAGATAACCTGCAACATTGAGAATCCAGAGGAGTGTGAAAACTGCAGCGGATGACTATTGAAGATATCAAGGACTTTATCGGGGGAAGACCTGGTTATCTGAAAAAGAGTGCAAGTGTGCTAGCTGAGAGGCTAGACATGCCAATAGAAGAGTGCGAAACAGCATTGTACGAAGCTAGAAAGCTAGCTCGTGAGGAAAGCAATGATAATGCTAATTACAGCGTCATCACTGAGTTCCAGCAATACCTTGACAAGAACGAGATAAAGTCTGAAGACGTAGCAAGCGTTAAGTTCTGGCAGACAGTATCTGGCAAGCAAAGGTTCTCTGTAGTTACTAAAGGTGAAGGTGTAAGTCCTGAATCGATAAAGAAAGAGATAGAGAAGTTTGCAGCTGTATACAGTCCCAAAGTAGACGCTATACAATACAAGAAAGTTCTAAAGCCTATAGCCTATGAAATATCTCTACCTGATATACACTATGGCAAGATGCATAACAAGTCTCTGCTTCAGATAGAGAATGATTACATCGGTGTAGTGCAGGAGCTGGTTGCTAAAGCTGCTGGTTTAGAGATAGAAAAGTTCATACTACCTATCGGCAATGATGGGATGAACTCAGAAGGCCTACGTCGTACAACTACTAAGGGTACACCTGCTGAGGATTCAGCTAGTTGGAAGGATACATTCAGAGGATACTGGATGCTTATGGTTAAAGCAATTGACTATCTAAAGAAGATAGCACCTGTGGATGTAATTGTTATTTCAGGTAATCATGACTTCGAGCGTATGTTCTACGCAGGAGATGTGTTATCTGGGTGGTACAGGAATGATGAGAACGTTGAAGTGGACAATGCATATGAGAGCCGCAAGTACTATCAGTACGGAAGTAATATGTTGATGTTCACTCATGGGGACAAGGAGAAGCCTGCAGATATGCCGCTGATCATGGCGACGGAGCAACCGAAGATGTTTGCTAGTACTTCTCATAGAGAAGTTCATTGTGGGCACCTTCATAAAGAGATGGTGAATGAATACAGAGGTATTAAAGTCAGGTTCATACCATCTATTTGTCCTAACGATGACTGGCACAAGCAGATGGGGTACGAAGCTAAACGAGCAGGACAAGCATATATATGGAATAAGCAAACTGGACTTGAAGGATATCTACAAGCAAATGTTAGACTTTGACGACACAGAAGACGAAGATCTCATAACCTCTCTAGAAGAGGAGATAGAGATATTGGATGAAGCATACCGCAATGCTTTCAAGGTTATCACGGGTAAAGTATCTGTGGAGCAACTCCTTGAAGAAGCAGAGGATATGATATTCCTACCATTCGATCCTAGTGCGCCAGATACTTTCATGTTGATTGCAGATGATATGATACAATACTTTGAGGATTCAGAAGAGTACGAGAAATGCTCTGAGATACTTGAAATAAAAAAAAGGCTAGATGACGCTTGATGAAATAGCATACAACCTACTAAACCTGGTGCGTGGAGGCCGCAGCAGTAATGATGAGAACATATCTCTTGATCAGATAAAGTTCAACATCAAGCATTACCGTGCGATGTTTATTCGCAGGGACTATGCACGTAATGGGTATGTATCTAAAACCATAGAGCAAGACCTCGGATGTCTGAAGCTCAAGCAGGTAGATGCTTCTAAGTGCTGTGACTTACCACCTACATGTAAGGTATATCGTACGATAGATAAGCTTCCTAGGACTGTGCGGTTCAACTTTAAAGATGCGTTTACTTTTATAGGAAAACCTGATGGTACAGGTACTATACCAAGAGTAGAGCCTTATGAGGTAGAATACTTAGAGTACGATAAATACACTAAAGGTCTTACTAAATATTACGTAATTGATGAGTATATTTACGTATATAGACCTAGAGGTTTAGAAGCTATAAATGTTAGGGGAGTATTCGAGGACCCTGAAGAGGTATTTAATTTTAATACCTGTAATGATGGTCCTTGCTATGATCCCCAATCCCCGTATCCGCTACCTGCAGATATGATAGCTCAGATTAACCAAGGTATTATGGCTGGAGAGTTGAGGATGTTAGCAGGGTCATTCCCTGATACAGAGAACGATAAACAACAGGATAAGACTCCTATTCAACAAGGGCAATAATGGGTAAAAAACCAGGACTTTGGGCAAACATTCACGCTAAGAGAAAGCGCATTAAATCTGGGTCCGGAGAAACTATGCGTAGTAAAGGAGATAAAGGAGCTCCTACTGAAGAGAATATTAAAAGGTCTCAAGCTAGGAGTGGCGCTTGGACTCGTAACTCTGGTAAGAATCCTAGCGGTGGACTGAACGAAAAAGGTAGACGCTCGTATGAGAGAGAGAATCCTGGGTCAGATCTTAAAGCTCCTCAGCCTGAAGGGGGCTCTAGAAAGAAATCATTCTGCTCACGCATGTGTGGCATGAAGAAAAAGGAAACTGGATCTGAGGGTCAAAGAGATCCTAATTCAAGAATTAACAAAGCACTACGTAAGTGGAAGTGCAGATGCTAATAAAACATGGAGGAGATATATCTATTTGAGCTACTAGCTGTAGCAGCGGGTATCGTGGGTGTTTGGATAAAGCATCAGAATGACTATGCGGCATTAAAGAGCAGGGTCAAATCATTAGAGCTTAAAGACGACGAAAACAATGTGATACTCAAGCAGTTAGCTGCTGACATCGCTGAGATCAAGCTTATATTAGCTCGTAAACAATTAGATTAATCATGGCTACTACTACAGTGAAGAACGTAATTTCTTCAAACAACATAACCTCAGATCCGTTTAGCATATCGTCTTCATTTGGTGTGACTTCAGACGGTACTGCAGGACTTGACTTGACTACAGGTTTGTCAAGGATTAAGATACCTGCATCTGATCACTTACTGATTGATGCAAGCGATTACACTAACAATGGTGAATCTCAGCTTGCATACGTCTATATAAAGAACTTCTCAAGTAATGTAGGTACTACAGTCTTTACTGACTCTGTAGCTATCAAGCTTGACGGTAATGCTGATGGAACTCCTGATGCCACTCTTGGACATCTTGCTGGTGGTCAATCAGTTATATTACCTTACTCAGCTAACTCAGACATATACTTGACTGCTGATACTGCTGATACAGTTATAGAGTACATGCTTATTCACGCAGGATAATGGCTAATTTTAATACAAGGGAAGGTAGGCTTGAGCAAAACCGTATATACGGTCATAATGGTTCCGGAGAGTTTTTAGAAGCCGGTACTCCTGTGTATGTAAAAGCAAACGTCAACAACCACACAATATTCGGAAAGTCTGATTCAGATGTACCTGAGTCTTTACCTGCTGTCGGAGTATTGGAAGTTGGACTAAAGCCAGGAAAAGAAGGCAATGTCATAATCGGAGGATTTGCTGAAATCACAATAAGTGGTCTTAGCGGTGCAGCTGTAGGAGGTAGCTTGTATGTATCTTCTGGTGGTGGACTATCTACCGTACCCTCTGGATCAGAGCAAGTAATATCTACCATACTTCAAATACATGACGATACTACTGTAAAGAAGTTTATCGTAGCATATGGAGGAGCAGGCGCTGGTGGAGGCGGTGGAGGTGCTACCATCACAGACCCTCTACCGTTTGAGCTTGGCAATCTGTCATTTGGAAGACTTACAGGTACAGGTACATTTACTCCTCCTGCAGGAGGTATTGGAATTGTAGAGTTTATTGAGAATGTACTTGCTGAGCAGGTACTTGGTATAACTGCTAGCCCTGGATCATTCCAATATAACCAGACTAGTCTGACATCTACTGTAACTCCATCATTCTCAGCTGGTTGGACTATAGCCTCAGTAACACGTACACTGAATGGTGTAGCTACAGTTATAGAAGCAGCTGCTACTAGCGGTGCTGCAATAACTGATACAATAGCACTGAGTAACTTCACTAACTACACATTGAACTACAGACTCAATGTAACAGATGAGTTTGGTACATCTGACTCTGCTTCTGACTCTACTAATCAGATTAGTTACGCTAATCCTACAGTTAGCAGTTTTGTACCTGCACGGACTGCAGGTTCTAGTCTTGCTGACAATGAAACTAACTACTTAAGAGAGGTAGGTAATTTCAACTCTACAGTAAGCTTTACCACTAACCGTAACTCACCGCTAGTAGATCTTACGAGTGTAGAGCTTGTTAGAGGTGGCAGTGTATTAGATACTGAAACCCCAAGTAATCCTACACATGGGTTCGCACATTCTGACACTACAGCCCCAACGACAGGTGCATCTTACACTTACTCTGTTAAGATGTACGATGGTCATCCTAGCTCTCCAGAGACTTTCACAGCTTCAGCTATAACGTTCGGAAAGCCAGTGCTGTTTACTACAGACACAGGAGCTTACACAAGCGGATCAAGTAATG